TTTAGGAGGATTGAGTATATAGTTTGTATCTGGTAGGTTTGGTAAGTATATTTCGTCCATATTATGAGAGAAGCTTTTGTTAGAGCCTTAGTACCTGTCACCATAATAACTTTTGTAGGAATTATGGCACTAGCACCTCTGTATGTCATTACTGGTTTAATGACTAAACAATTTTATGAAAAAGTAAAATAAATTAATGGAGAATCCTTGGTATAACGCTATACACACAGCAGGGTATTTTGATTTATTAGGTAACTGGTGTATAACTAAAGATCTCCAAAAAATTCATATTCTTTATATAAAAGACATTTTGCATTTGTTAACAGAGGACAATACAAAATCTGTTTTTCTAAAATCTATTGCATGGAAAAATAAACATAAGTTTCCTAAACCTTGGATAGAAGATCGTTATAAAAAAGCTGATATAAGATACAAAGGCATTATTACAACTGGTCATAATCCTTATAATAATGAATATCGGATGATTGATGGTAGACGTAGAATGCACAAATTATTATCTAACGGAGTTATTAAAAGTAATTTTTATGTTATACCTTGGGAAAAAATAAAACCTTTTTTTAAAGAACATAATTCTACTTGGGACAATCATGTTGGTACACATCCATATTACTAATTTGAATATTACCAGCAACAACTAATCTTTCTTGATCTGATTCATTAGGAATTACTTCATGCCATGCCCACGAAGGAAAGCATATAAAATCACCTTCATTTTGTTTAGGTGGTGTAAAGTATTCACCTTCTAAATTTGTAAATCTAAATAAAGGAGTATCAGTCACTTTTAAAAAATGAACAAAACTTATATCATTTTTAGGATATGGACAATAATGATTATGAATATTATGTGAACTGTTTTGTGTATAATATTGCGACCAAAAAACATACGAATATTTGGACATTTTGTATATTCCAACATCTGTAAGCAAATCAGATAAAATTAAGCTATAAACTTCACTCCAAATTTTTTCTGGATTATTGTCTCGATAGTGTAAGCTGGTAAAATTTTTATATTTTTTTGATGGAAGATCTTTTAATTGTTTTATAACAATATCTATTTCTTCTTTTGGAAATTTAATATTTTTATGATTCCAATACGGAGGTTTAAACATTAATAAATTTATCTTCCAGCTATAGTGCCGTTGTTATTTAATGTTATTGATGATTGGTTTACTATAGCTATACCAGCTACTCCTCCACTAGAACCACCTGATCCAGAACTTCCTCCTGATCCTCCTGATCCTCCAGAACCATTATAATGACCCATATTCATAAACATACTACAAAAATTATTATTTACACAACCACCAGTACCTCCAGTGTTACCACTAGCTCCAGTAGCACCTTGATTACCAGTTGATCCACTGCTACCAGAATTTCCAAATGAGCCACCAGCACCTCCAGTACCTCCTTGACCACCAGTACCACCAGTACCACCAGTGCCACCAGTACCACCCCATTCTGGGCCATCATAAAAGTAAGAACCTTCTTCTTGAATTGGCTGAGGATTAACTCCAGCATTACCACCTGAACCACTATTACCAGCAGCCCCTGCAGAACCAGCACCAGCAGCTTGGTTGAAACCTTGACCAACCCCTCCAGCACCTCCAGCACCTCCAGAGCCACCAGCACCGCCTGATCCACCAGCACCGCCACTATATGTATAAGGGCCGCGTCTTCCTTGTCCACCGTATCCACCAGTTCCGCCTTGGCCACCAGTTCCGCCATTTCCGCCTTGGCCGCCGCCGCCACCGCCAGCTAAAATATTACCACCAGAGTTTAAGTTAATAGTTACATTAGCTGTTTGGACAGCATTAATAGCATCACCACCAACACCACCGTTGGATGCACCTCCATAACCATGAACATTACCAGTAATATCTAATACTAAAGTACCAGACATCCCAGAAGGAATAGTTATAGCAGCCGTATTAGTACCACCAACAGTTACGCCACTTGGAATAATAACTCGTTTAGGTACAGCACTTGTCCAATTGCTTCCAAAAATAGTTTGTAAATTAAGATTAGTATCACCATTACTAGGTGTATGTTGAATTTCGTTTGTTCCACCATAAAAATCAGAAATGGATATTTCACCAGCAGTAGGCACGTCAGTATTATTTCCTGGAACACTGCCACCATCTCTGTAGTATTCCGATAAAGAGTGAGGAGTTGTACCTCCAAACTCATCAACAATATCTTGTATTGATATTGGACCTGATGTTTGAATACCCATTAGCTTGATTTCTTAAGAACAAGTACTTTTTTTATAGCATCCTCTCCGTTTATAGTTGCAAGATCTTGCATTGTTATTGTTTCAAAAGTTGCTTTATATTCATCTAGCTCTGCTTTTAATTCATTTACCGCATTTATTAAAACACCAACTATTTTTCCATAATCAACAGACTTTACATCTTTACCATCTAGTTGTGTAGTAGAAACAATCTCTGGAATATGTTGTTCTATTTCTTGTGCAATAACACCGATACTTGGTTTATCATCTTTTATCCATTTATAAGAAACACCTCTTAACTTACCGCAAAGACCTAAAGCATCATTAATTGTAGTTATATCTTTCTTAAGTGTTTGATCTGAGAATGCAGTTACGTCACCAGTTGCTGTTAAAGCACCTGTAACTGTAGCTCCAGCACTTGTAGTTTCAAATTTTTTAGTCCCTGCGTGTGTTAATTCAACACCACCGCCGCCATAAGCCATAATAGCCTCATGTGCAGTCGCGTGATTATTCGTATAAACATAGTAATTTTTAACTTTAGTTTCATTACTTTTCTGCGAGACAATTTTATTTACATTGTCAGTTGAATTGTAGTGAATTTCTAATTCATTATTACTTCCAAAAACAGCTTTGGCATCATCAGCAAACTCAAGAGCATTGTCTGACCTGTCAAAAATTATATCTCTTCCAGCAGTCTCACCATCAAAAGTTACATCACCTACAAAAGTACCACCGCCTGTAGGCATTTTAGTTGCTATGTTGTTATTAACAGTTGTAGAGAAGTTAGCGTCCGCACCTAAAGCATCACTAAGTTCTTTCAATGTATCCAATGCAGCAGGGCTAGAGTCAACTAGGTTTGATATTGCGGTATCTGTATAAGCTGTTGTGGCAACCTTTGTTGAGTTGTCACTTGCTGATTGGGTTGTTGCTGTAACTCCGTCAGCTAGACCAACAGTAGCTTTTAAAGTGTTTGTACCACCATATAATTCATCTAACTTACCGCCATCAACTGATACATCTCTTCCGTCAATTGTTCCTGATGTAACTATATTTTGTGATCCAAAGTCAGGAGATACTTTAGTTCCAGCTATTGCAGCAGATGCGTTAACGTCCGCGTCTACAATTGTTCCGTCAACTATGTTTGCACTAGCTACTGTTACATCTGTTGGTAAAACTCCAGCAGCAATTTTAGAAGGTGCTATAGAGTCATCGTTTAATCTACTAGCAATGGAAGCTGAAGATACGTTTGACATGTCTTCTCTTGCTAGTGGTCTACCTCCAGCCTGTGAGCCATCATGTACGACAAGAGTATCTTTGTCAGTATCTACTGTAACTTCGCCTTCAGCACCAGTAAAATTACCATGCTGTGAAGTGTTACCTCTTCTTAGTTTTAATAATTTAGCCATTTAAATAGTACCAAAATCGAGTTGTAAATTAGCACCATCTATAGTGCCTATGTTGGTCAGATTGTTGTTTTGACCATCCAACGCACCGCCTAATTGCGGAGTTGAATCGTCAACAACATTTTGTATGCCAGAACTAGCTGTAATAGATAGCCAGACACTGCCATTATAATTTTTTAATTGATTGGCACTTGTGTCATACCACAGATCACCGTTAGCTGGATTACTAGGTGCGTTTGCAGATATTGTATATACACTAGCAAAAGAATTTACGTTGCTTATATTGTTTCCAACAGTATTAACATTTGCAATAGAAGTAGCTACAGTTGATAAATTTGTAAGATTATTACCTTGAACAATTGTGTCTAAATCATCTGCAACATCAGCTACTTGTTTAATTGGATCTTCTACAACAGTAATATTATTACCCATTCCGCTATGGTTTGTGCAATAGTATTGAAAACTAGTTGGTTGAGATTCTGGAATTTTAATAACTACTTTTGCTCCAGCCTGACCTTGTGTACCAGTAACTGTAACGTTAGTACTATAAGGATTTCCACCGCTTTGAAAACGTAGTGGATGAGTAGCATTAGACGCATCACTTACATCAAAAGTATATGTCCAACCTTTATGTAATGTAAGAGCAGGTTTATCAACACCATCAATAATAAATTTACCTGTAGCTGCTGTTACAACAAACGTAATTTCATCTTCTAATGTATCTGCAACAATTTCTAATGAACCGTTTGAAGAACCTGTTGTTACTGGATTTGTAATTAAACCAAAATCTTCAGTAAATGTTATAGCTCCAGATACAATTGCTACATCATCTAAAACTGATTGTGAAGGTGTAATTATTGAAAATGAACTACCAGTATAAACAAGTAAATTATCATTAGAATTGTCAAACCATAAATCTCCTTCTTGCAAAGCACTGCCATCTGCTCTTTGTGTAGGTGCATTACTTGATATTTGATATATATCTGCAAAGTTATTTATGTCAGCTACGTTTGCACCAGCAGCAACAATATTAGTTATATTGCTTGCAACTGTAGTAACTTCAGTAGCTTTAGGAACTAATCTGTGGAAAGTATAAGTATGATCTGTAGATGTAGATTCAACTAATAATCCAAATCCTTGAGGAATAGCAGATGGTACTCCAGTAATTAATACCTGACCATTATCTAATCTTCCGTTAGGAAGAGTTATTGTTCCGCTACTTGGTGTCAAAGTTGTTGTTACTGCACCAATACTTAAGATTGCAGATTGATTTGTTGTAGCTTGAGGGTTTGTATTAGGGAAACTATTTTCGTTTGCAATAACAGTAAAACCACCAACGTCATTAACAAGGTCAATAATCCGAGCGTTGATAGCAGCCGTAGTAGCTACAAACGCATCTGAGTTAGACCAAGTTTGTCCACTAGCTATAGTTTCAGAAGAATCCTGTCTAAGGAATAAAGCTTCAGCTTCTGTTTCTGTGTAGTACCTACCGTCTAATGCTCCACCTGTAAGTTCAGTCTCTGTAAAATATCTGTTGTCTAGTGTGCCTGTTGCTATTTCAGAATCAGTAACAGCATTAGCTTGTATATGTTCACTATTAACAGCATTATCTGCAAGTTTTGTACCATCTATAATGTCAGCTTCTAAATGTTGACGATCAATAGACCCATCTACATAATGCTCAGAATCAATTTGATCGTCAGCTATAAGTGCATTTGTAATCTGATCAGCAGCTATATGTTGTGTATCAATTGACCCATCTACATAATGTTCTGAATTAATAGAATCATCAGCTATCTTATTTCCGTTTACTGCATCATTAGCTAAGTGTGCATTGTCAATAGACCCATCTACATAATGCTCTGAATCTATACTGTCATCAGCTATCTTTGCGTTTGTAATAGCATCACCAGCAATCATTTGATTTGATACTGTTTCTGTATCTCCTGTTGTGATAACTGTTCCTGTAATATCAGGTAAAGTGATTGTTCTATCAGCAGTAGGATCTGTTATTGATAAAGTTGTTTCATTAGCGTCATTAGTAGAGCCTTCAAATACAAGGCTAGTATTTATAGTTTGCGAACCATCTCTTTTGACGTAATCATCTACAACTTCTTGTATTGAATGTAATAGTTGTTTATTAACATTGTTTAATTCAGAAGCTGATAAAACACTTCCATCTTGAAACAAAGTAGTTAGTGCATGAACAACAGTATTTCTTTGAATTAATATTGTTGCTCCATTACTAGGTGCGTTAGTAAAAGTTATTTGAGTTGCACTTGTAAATGTATAATCTGTTGTTCTAGTTTTTAGTACTCCGTCTACAAAAACTTCAACATCAAATACAGTTGCATATTCAAAATCTAAAGCATAAGGACCAGTTGTTCCATTAGATGTAAGTGTAGTCGATGTAGATGTTGTTGAACTTCCAAAGGTGTCATTAAAAGTATTAGTAGCCATAATTAGTTAGTTTCAAGAAAATTTACGAAGCTTTCTTTTATTTTACGTTTCTTGTCAATTCTACGCTGTAATTCTTCATTGTCCATTTTCTGTTCAAAATACATACTTTCTCCTTTTAAGATGTATGCTCTGTTTATTTGTGACATAGCACTATAAATTATTTTAGCTGCTTCTTGGCCTTCCTCTGAATTAAGACCCACTTCTTTTATTTTTGCTGCAGGCTTAGTATATTCTGGCATTTCAAGATATTCATTTTGTCTTTCTATTAAAGTTTTACCATCTATTTTTACTCTATTTATAACTCTTCTTAATTGATTGTAATCGTAAGTATCTAATTTTTTTGGAGTTATATTATCTTTTGATCCGTATGGGCCAACAATTACTTCTTTTGGCTCTGGTAATAATCTTCCTATTAATTTTTGTGCTGAATAATATTTTAAATTTTTACTTCTACTATATTTTTGTAAAGAAAACAAATCTAAACCTCTTCTTTGTGGATATAAAACTGGTTCGCCTGTTGCGTGTTCCTCCATAAAAGGTAGATCATAATTAAGACCTATAAACTTTTCTTGAGATTGATTGATAATATCTCTCAACACTCTTTTATACTCATTATGTTTATTAAAAAGAGGATCTTCTATTTTTCTTTCTTCATTAATAGCGTCACCTTCTCTTACTTTAGTATCTACTTTTTGTCTGTACTGTTGTATTTCTTCTTTGCTGTAACCCATCATTTCTAAAATATCTGCTGGTGCTTGTTTTAATTTTGAACCTAAATTAGAAAACGGAACAAGTCTAGATACAATAGTTCTACCTGCAATTTGTGATAATCTTTTTAATTTATAATTTGCAGGAGAATCGTTTGGAGTATCACCTTCTCCTATTTTTGGAACTGCTTGCAATAATGATAATGCTTCATTTATTTGTGTCGTAAAACTTCTATTAAATATATTTCTACCAACTGCCCCCATCCAACTAATAGTAAAGTCACCATAAGGCTTGTCACCTATTACTCCAGACGCATTAACAAAATCAACCATTAAACGCATATAACCTGCTATAGGTTCTGGTAAATATTCATAACTATCATATTCATATACTGGGTCGCCATCTTCACCTATTAAAGGTTCGCCATCATCATTGTATTGCAGTCTGCCGACACTATATGGTGACCAACCATTTTTCCATTGAGCTTTCCACATAGCAGCCCCTTCAGACCTCATAAAGTCAGGACCACCGCCTGTAAGAATAATTGGGGGAATATAACCTTCTTCATTTGTCTTTTGTCTATAATTTACAGCTAGTCCTCCAATCAACATAGCTAGTCCTCTACTGAGCATTAGTTCTCCTCTTGTTTGTTGTGCAATAAGAGGATCTCTACTTAATAAATCATTCCTAATTTCTGGTAATAATACATCATTGATAGGATTTGATTTTCCCAAAATAGTAGGTTCATTAATAAAAGGTAGTAATCTTGCGTTAGATTTTAAAATATTTGTTGGTGCTTTTGTAAACGCAAAATAAAATCTAGCTAACGGATTTGCATTTACAAATTGATTAAAATTAGATGCCTGTCTTCCTATAAAATCATCTCTTCTTATATCTTGAGTAAAGGTAATGGTTTTAGCAAATTCTTGACCTTGCCTTAGTATTTTACCTGTAATAGATGGATCAAAATCAATTTGTGATAATTCATCTTGAAACTCACTTGGAAGACTTTTACTTATGTCTTCTATTGGTGTCTTACCATTTTCAGCATAATATTGAAGAATTGAATCAACATGGCCTTTTATAAACTTATTTAATTTATCTCCTTGTAATCCTCTATTTGTTCCTTCATTAAAAGCTTCAAACGTAGCACCAGCAATAATATTAGGAGCTTGTATTAAAGCATCCGTAGATGTCATTAATCTCATAGGTAATCTAATAACTTTACCACTGTTATCTGTAAACCTACCTGCTAAATTATCCATATCAGAAGAAATTGCAAATCTACTACTGTCAGCACCTTTGTAATTTCCAATATTTACAAAGTTATCTTCTATATCCCAAGACGCTTTCCAAGCTTTGCGAGCAAAATTAAAGTTACTATGTAAAGCAATTATATGTCTTAGTGCTGCTTCTCGTTCTTTAGCACCTCTTGCACCTAAAACTAATTTTAAAGAAGCAAGATAGCTTTGTGCAACTCCAGAAATAAAGTTTACTTCTTGAGTAGTTGGTGCTGATAATAAAGCATTGATTCCTATTTCATTAATAACTTTATTAACTTTAGATAAAGATTTTTGCCAACCTTTTACTTTAGTTACAGCAACAATATTTTCTACTTTTCCTTCTGTTCTTTGAATATCATTTGCTAATTTATATAGTTCTGTTAAGTCTCCTGATTCTTTGGCTTCTTTAATTCTTTGTTTTAATAAATCTCTAAATTCTCTTTTTTGTTCTATTGCTTCATCAACACTTAAAGTAGATTCACCTACGTTTTCTGCTGCTAACCGTTTTTGTGTTGGTGTCATATCCATAACTTCATCAACAGTTTTACCAGCCAAACCAGAATCAGGTTTTGCTTGTAATGTTTTACCTACACGACCAAAAGGAGTTCTAATTGCTTTAATATCTAAAGTTAACCATTCTTCTACTTTTTGAAGTGCTGCATCTATTTCAACAGCAGCTTTTTCAATCGCATCAAAATCTCTCTTACCAAGAGCATTTGCATATTTTTTATTTGCAGCTATAACTTCATCCGTTGCTAAGACTACATTTTGTGCTAAAGCATAAGCCAATTCATCAGGCGGTCTTTCACCATAAAATTTAATATACTCTTCTGCCATCTTTTTAATTCTTGTTGTATTCTTTAAATCTAAAACTCTTTCGTCATATTTATTTAAAGCACCAAGCTTTGTTTTTATCTGCGACTTTCTACCTTCAAAGACATTTCTATCTTTCATTTCTCTAATATTTTGATCTACATTTTTTTGAAAAGTTCTTGGAACTCCTTTGTTTGTATATTGTTGTGGAGTTTTTGTTTTATCTCCTAAATCTTGTTTTACTTTTTTAGCTTTTTTAGTAACAGATTGGCCAATATATTTAGTATCTGTTGGTATTTTTAAAGTAAGACCTTTAGTGTTTTCACTTGCTTGTGCTGTACCTGTCATCTCTGTCACCATATCTTTTACTCTTTTATGCAATGTGTCACCATGAGCTTTAATTTCTGCTGGTGAAAAGCCTTGTTCTTGTAATGAAACTATTATTTTGTCATATGATTTTGATCTAGTTTTTTTGCCACTTCTAACAAGGTAAGCAGCTAAATCTAACTCAGATTCAAATTCTATATTAGCTCTACCGTATCTTGGTTTAGATTTTAATAATGACTGAGGTAATTGATAAACTGTATTAGGTTGTGCAGTTGTAGATGTAGGTTGTTGTGTTTCTAATTTTTTCTTTAATTGATTTGTTTGAGATACCGCATTTATAATCTCTTTTTTTTCTTTTTCAGTTATTTGTTCATTAATTTCTTGTGCAGTTTTCCCAGCATATTTTTTATTTAATTTATTTCCAATAGCTTCTAATCCGTCTAAAGCTCCTTTAAAAGTAACTCCAAAACCACCACCAACAGCAGCAGAACTAAAGATTTCTTGTGGTGTTAAGAATTCTCCTTCGTTTATTCCTTTTCTTATTTGTTCTCCACCAACAGCAGTTACAGCACCTTGTATTGCAGATTTTTTAAGACCACCTTTTCCTATTTTAGCTGTAGATCCAAAAGGTATCATTTGAATAGCACCAGATTGAATAGCCTCGCCAATATCAATATTTTCTTCACCTCTTGCTTTTTGTGCAGCAATATTCAAACCAACACCACCAACAAAATTAATACCAAAATAAAGAGGTCTAGCACCAGGTACAGGAGCAACTAATAATGGAGCTGTTACTTTATCAAGAGCAATACCACCTCCAATGTCAATTCCTAAACCAGCAGCTTGTTTATATGGTTCACCTGTAGTATCTGCATATGAATCTTGATCTGAATCTTTTAAATAAAAATCATTAATAGAACTTTCTATATCTACTTCTGTATTCCAATCTAAAAAACTTTCTGTTTGTTTATAAATATTTCTATCAAATGGTTCTAACAGATCAGAATCAATTTCTGAAAATAAACCTTGAGTTTTTGAAAAACCTTTAATTGGTTTTTTTGAGTCTAAGTTTGAATTTGTCATTGAAATAGAAGTTCGTAGATTTTCATTGGGTTATCACGATATTGTTCAAATGTTTTTATAAATTCATCACTTGACGGTTTAAGTTTATCTTCTTTATTTGTATTCTCAAGTTCTTCTTCTTCATTTTCTTCATTACCTGTAAACCCAAAAGGTATGTTATTTATTTTATTTATATCATTAAATATATTTGTTTTCTTTGTTTTCTTTGTTTTCTTGTTACCTTGATTAGCTAGGTCATCGTAGTTGTTATTTCCTCCACTTTTACCTCCTTCCTTCTCTCTTCTAATTTTTTCTTGAATTTCTGCTATTGTACCTGTTGCTGTCGACCCAAATTCACCACCACCAAGAACGTAAGCCTTTTCTTTAATTCTAATTGCAGACTCTATAAAGTTATCTTCAGCAAGTTTTATTGCTTCTTGTTTTTGTTCTTCACTAAGAGTATCATCATTCAACGCTGTATTTACAGCATCAAGATATCTTTCTTCAGACTCATAAAAAAATTGTGCGTTATCTGATGTAAATTGTAATTTCTTTGTATATGGATCTATATCAGCAGCAATTTCTTTAGCACGTTTAATAATTCTGTCTATTCTTTTAGTAGCATTTTGATAAACAGGTACTCCTAACTGTGTTCGTATTAATTCTTCTAGTTTTTTGATTTCTTCTTTATCTTCTTTTGTTATAGCTGATCCTAATTTTGCCACAAATTCTCCTAGTTCATTATTGGCTCTTACAGGATCATTTCTATATTCACCTGTGAAAAGTAAATCGTTTTTAAAATTTCTTAAAAACTCATCTCTTGTTTCGTCTTGCATTTCTATCATTGGTTCTAAAAAACCTTCAAAACGATCTGGAAATTCTTGAGCCAATTTACTCATTTCAGCTCTATTAGTAATACCAAATTCTTGGATTCTCTCTAAGATTGTTGATTTTTCTGCTTCTACCTCTTGTCTAAGTCTTTCTTTTCTCAACGCATCACCAGTAGTAATTAAGTCTCTTTTTAACTTTAGTATATCTTCACTTTTACTAATAATATTTTTAAATTTTGTTCTAACAACAGTCCCATCTTTTTTTCTTTGACTTCGACCAACTTCTAATTCACCAGCATAATTTAAAAATTCTTCTACAGCTTCATACCCATCTAGACCTTGTTCTTCATATTCATTAAAAATACTATTTGCTACGTTTATAACCACATCAACCATTTTTGTTGGTGTAAGAGCCTGTGTTAAACCATTAGATTCAAGTTCATTTAAATATGATTGACTTAGATTTTTAGATATAGTAATACCTGTAATACTTGTAGGATCTTCTACTTCAGTTAAATCAATTAATCCTTTGTCTAAAGATTCTTGATTATCATCTACTTTATAAAAATTAAGTTTTAACGTATTACCAATATTATTTTCTGCTTCTTGCACAAGGTATTCATTGTAATCTTTTGTATGATCTATTTCTATTTTTTGTAAACCTTTACCTAGTTGAGGTAAATAATAGTCATTTAAATATAAAGCTCTAATACCTTTAACATTACTTTTACTTGTTTCAGTATATTCAGTCAAAGCTGTTTGATATTCAACTGAATCTGGTGCAAATTGACTTAAAGGAAGTTGAATTGATGTTCCATCTGGTAGTTGTCTTTCAACTGTATAATTTTTAAAAAATTTTTTAGCATCAGTTTCAGCCATATTACCTAACCTGATAGCTAATTGTTTTTCTATACCTGCTTTAAATGCTCTATTACGACCTATTACCTGTCTTGCTGCTTCTGGTCCTTCTGTTTTGTTAAGTGCATCTATATATTTTTTTAAATCTTTTTTGTCTGATTGTATAATTAATTCCATTGCTTTTTGTTCTTGTAT